CATAAATCTCAGATTAATTGTTGATATATTGAATACATGGTCTAATTCCGGATTTAGTCTTCTAAATCTAAGTTAGAAACACATCTCACCAATATTCTCTTAGAGAAAATTGTTACTGAGGTTGTATTTTCACTCCTTAAAGTTATCGAGATTGATCGTAATAGACCTTGGTCTTCCTTACGTGAAATTAGATCTTCATTGATTGAAGAATTAAAATCAAGTAAAGATGTGGAGGTTTTACAGTTTATTACATCCCATCCTGCTTTTATAAGCAAGGATACTGAATGTAATTCTTTAAAGTCTCAAAATAAACTTCTATCTGATGAACTTAAAAAGTTTCACCAGGAAGAAATGTTTAAGACTGAAAAGACCAAAAGAAGTTGGCTTTCGTAGGCTACGACCTGTCATAGTCTGTTCGACTATTGTCTGGCCACATTATATCTCATTAGAGAATAAGTGTATTTACACAACTACTCAAAACGGAGGAGTTATGCAAATAACCATTCAAGGTCTAACTAACTATGCTGACTCATTTAGTATTCCCCGTTCCATTTCTCAACCGTTCCTGAAAGATATTATCTTATGGGAAAGTCAATCTGGTCCTCAATGGACTATTGACAGGTTGAAAGAAATCAAACTAGTTTTCATTCATTTGAAATCTGGTGGTGAATACCAAGGTATTGGTTTACCTCTTGCTAAGAACTTTACTAGTTACTTGAGAGGTATGAAGACATGGATACAAAAGGGTAATGATAAGCGTTTTCGGATGCTTATACAATTACTCCAAGTATACACTGTATTTATATCTCAGACAGTAACTGATCGTCAATTGAAGAAATTCATTGACGGAGTTACAGCAGATGATAAACCAGTAGATGCATCTATCATTAAGGGTGTATCTGATGGCGTTAAAATGGTAACTAAAAGGTTTGTTGATCTTCCTGATCCTCAACCTTATGTCCTATTTATAGGATCCTCCCAAAAGAGGAGTCCCCATCCATCAGGTAAATCATTTGTTGAATCAGAGTCGATACTTGAACAAGTTTCGTATATCTCTTCAACAGTGATTGGATTGAATCTAAGTGGTCGATATCCTCGGATATTCGATCCTCTCTTAGATGGTATTGATTATAATGATCCTAGGGACGAACCTGATATCATCGATTATCCCAACTCTGTTGGAAAAATCGGTTTTATTCAGGAACCCGGATACAAACTCCGAGCAATTGCAAACCCATCAAGGGTCTATCAGATGGCATTAAAACCACTTGGTGACTACCTATATGGTATTTTACAATTACTTCCTTGGGATTGTACTCATAATCAAACGTTACCCTTGAATACTATTCAATCTAGATTAGTATCAGGTCAATTTGTTCACTCTATTGATTTAAG